CTACACGACAGAGGAAATGATAATGTTAATCAAGCAGTCTTACCGCCTTAAACAAAAAAAGACAGATGAGGATGACAAGATTTACGAAAAGTGGATGTTTAAAAACTACGGTGACGTTAAGCTCGTTAAAAAAATCAAACGCATAAACGCATTAGCTAAGGCTCGGGAGATGGGTCTATGAAAAGACACAGACAGTGGCATAACGATATTAAATATACACCTAGATCTTACGATAATCTGTTGCCTTACGATATATCAGAGCTGTTAATAGCTCACAGATGCAAAATAAAGATGTCTGATGAGGTTTTAGCAGACAAGATAGGTATTTATACTTGGCAATTAAAAGCGCTCTTAGAACGCAGAATATTGCCAAATGAGAGCGAGTGTAAATTGATTATAAATTTTTTGAGAGAGGTGGAGAGATGCTGACGGAAGATACGTTTAAAAAAATTGAGGAGCTTGAAGCTGCTTGTCAGGATACGACAGATAACATTAAAAAACCATCACACTATCAAGGCAGGCATGGCATGGAAGCAATCGATGTGGTTAAAAACTTTTCAGCTTGTCCAGAGCACGAGGAAGGTTTTTACTGGGGCAATGCTGTTAAGTATTTACTACGATATCATGCTAAAAATGGCATTGAAGACCTCAAAAAAGCAAGGCAGAACCTTGATTGGTTAATCGAAAAGTTGGAGGAAGTGGAATGATACCGAAATTTAGAGCGTTTAACCAAAAGACCCAAAAAATGTATGGTGTTGATGGCTTTAAATCAAGTGAACGCAAAATATACAGATGCAGCTTAGCAGATGATGAGTTTCGCTCTGGTCGCTTAGAGACGTTTCATTTTGTCGAGGATAACCTTGATGATTATATTCTCAGGCAATCCACAGGGCTATTTGATAAAAACGGTGTTGAGATTTTTGAGGGAGATGTGGTCGAATATGACGACGGAGAATATTTGTTCGCTGGAAAAGTAGTTAAAACAGTATTTGGAATATATGTAAAATCTTACAGTTTTTTCTCGTTTGAAGATTTTTCGGACGAAAATACAATGACCGCAGACGTTGAAATCATCGGCAACATTTACGAAGAAAGCGTGGAAGAATGAGAAAATATATTGAATTTAAGGACGAATGGAAAAGTGCAGCAGACCACCTGAACGATTTTATCGACAAAAACAAGTACGCAAAAGTGACAGTTGTTGGTTATCAAGTCGTACAACTTTCTCCTTACGGAAGAGATTTGACTTATATTTTGGCAGAGGTGGAAGAATGACGATAGAAGAATGACGATAGATGAAGCGTTGCAAAATTTACGTGATAACTTTAATAAAATAATGAATGTCCTAAAAAACGATTGGAAAGCACTATTGTTTCTTGCAATCGCAATATTTGGGATGATGGTAACCGTGTCGTATTTTAGCTATCGCGACGCACGACAATATTACGAGTCGCAAATCACAGGACTACGTACACAGCTAAGCAGGACACAAAAGCAGCTTAAACGTGCTAGCGAAGATAGAGCTAGACAGACAAAGCGAATTGCGGAACTTACGCACAACGGAGGGTAACATGATTAAGATCGATGAGATACATCGCATACTAGGCATCGACGAAGTTTATAAAGCACCCAAACGACTTACGGACATACTCTTTGATAAAGATAGTCGTGAGGATATATTTAGACAGTTTTTGAAATATGAAACAGATGTATCTTACGACTGGTTTATGCAATATTTTGAGGAAGAACAAGCTGACCGCAAAAATAAAAAGCAAGACTTTACGCCTAAATCGGTTAGTACACTATTATCTAAAATAATAAGTGGTAATCAATACTACGAGGTAGCAGTCGGGACGGGTGGGATACTTATCCAAGCATGGCAAGAACAACGATTAAATGACAGTCCATTTACTTATCGTCCGAGTAAATACTGGTATCACGTAGAAGAGTTATCGGACAAAGCAGTACCGTTTCTACTCTTTAATATGTCTATAAGAGGGATAAATGGTGTGGTGGTGCATGGTGACTCTTTAACAAGACAAGTTAAAAACATTTATTTTTTGCAAAATACAAAAGACGACATGTTGAGTTTTAGTGATATTAACGTTATGCCAAGAACTCAAGATATTGAGCGAGAATTTAATGTCAAAGAGTGGATTGGTGATGCGATAGTGCATGTAGAGAGTAAGTTAAATGCGAGGTAAACCACTTTTGGTTGGCCGAGTTGGTCGATGATACCTAATACATCAATTCGTTTAATTAAATTACCTTTAAAATCGAAATAATTAAACGCCTCTAGTTCTCTTATCGCTCTTTTCGCTGAAATGATTAAGTTTAGAAAAGAACACGACCAGGATTTAACAACAACTTTTGTTAATATACATGCTTATCCAGACAATGTTTTCCATTGGGTGGCAAATAACGGTGATTTATTTGCCCAAGCATGGCTAGCTTATCCAAATATCACCATCGAAAAAGAGAAGCTGTATACAGTGGAGATACCAAATCCGAACAGGGAAGGCAGAGGTCATGCCAAGTTTGTGCTTGAAAGACAAGGTAATAAAGTTTTTTTGGTAAAACGAAAATCAAAGGATTGCTACTACAATAAAAACAGCAATCACCTCACTGAATCCGAAATTCGTAAAGATTTCGACTGGGCATGGCGAGAAGGATTTGCGGAGGAGGTGACGGAATGAAAGAAAAAACAATTTTTATATCAAAAAAATATGCAAATGACTTTAACAATGACAAATATAATTTGTCCTCTGGCTATTATTTTAAAAATGGTGAACAACATGATATTGCTATTGTTAAATATGGCGAACAAGATTATTTAAAAAATACTGATTTAGCATATGTTGTATGCGATAAAATCGTTGATGGAGAATCTATAGGCTTCGTTTATCACGGCGAATATGAAACTTGGCGTTTTAAACTATTAAACACGGAAGCAAATTAAATTCCCACGCAAGCGCTCAAGAGCCTGCGATGGCTCTGTGGGGGTGGACCGAAATTAAAAAATAGAAACGAGAACCTCCTTACACCAAAACAAATCTAACGCAGATTATCGGTCATTTGTTATTATTCAAGGCGCTAATACTGACATCGTACGCCTGTGTCAAAAAACAAAGGAAAGAGAGGACTTTTCTCCACAAAACAAAAAGACGTCCACACGGAACGCCCCCTTGGTTAAATTTAAGCTTAAATAAATTATACCATACTGGGGGCTTTCATGACGTTTTTTCCTGAGATTGATATCCAAAAAACAAAATCCAACGCCAAGCGTAAATTGAGAGAGTATCCACGCTGGCGGAGGATAGCTAATGATGTAGATACTCAAAAAGTTACAGCTACTTACTCCTTTGAGCCAAGACAACCGCATGGAACGCCAAGCAAGCCTGTTGAGAGACTAGCGCTCAACCGTGTGTCGGCAGAACAGGAGCTGGATACGATTGAGAGAGCAGTCAACGGGATATTTGATCCAGAGTATAGATTGATACTGATTGACAAGTATTTACTCACATATCCAAAGACTGATTGTGATATTTATACAAAACTTGGTTATGAAAAAAGCCAGTATTACAACATGCTAGATAATGCTTTGTTGTCGTTCTCAGAGCTATATAAAGAGGGAATGTTGCTTGTCGAAAAATTGGAAAAAAGCTGGAATTAATATGGAATAATTATGTACTTTATATATAATTATTCATGTTATTATAGTACTATCAAAATAACAAGAAGAGATAACCTTTTAACCACTGACTATTCATTTAGTCGCCAACTTTAACTACGATCAAACTTGTTATTTTATGGTATGTGGGACGTGCAGGTTCGAATCCTGCCGTCTCTATCAGCGTCAGGGGAGACGCGACCCCACACCCATTTAAAGGTAGACACGATCTGATGTGTGGGGTTTTATGATTAACCGCAAGTAAAACAAGGGTCGCAACCTTGCTTGTGGTTAGTAGGGATAACGGTTGTAAGTCGGTTCGATTCCGACTGTTCCTGTTTGATAAATAGAAGTGTCCCAAAATGGGGTAGGCAATAGGCTTAGCATTCATTTGCTATTTATCTATGGTTAACCAATTAGTCATCACATTGTGGTGACTTTTTATTATGTAAAAAAGGAATAAAACATGGAGTTTGTGGACAAAAAATTAAGTGAAATAACACCTTATAAAAATAACCCTAGAAACAATGATGAGGCCGTTGAATCAGTTGCTGAATCTATTAAAGAGTTTGGTTTTAAAGTGCCTATTGTCGTTGATAAAAACGGCGAAATCGTGAACGGCCACACTCGTTATAAAGCAGCCCAAAAATTAGGGCTAGAAACAGTTCCTGTTATTGTCGCAGATGACTTATCTGAAGAGCAAATCAAAGCGTTCAGACTTGCTGACAATAAAGTTAGTGAGATTGCGGTTTGGGATTTAGATTTGTTAAATGAAGAATTAAATGACATTTTAGATCTTGATATGTCTGTTTTTGGCTTTGAATTAGAAATAGATGACGAGAATCAAGAGAATTTAGATGCTGATTTTGAAGAAATAGAAGATGACTCTGTTTTAATAGTAGAAGCTGAAAGCGAAGAGGAATTGGAAAAGTTATATGACGAATTTGTAGAAAGAGGTTTCAAATGCCGAGTTTCAATATTGTAAAAAAGAACGACTTAAATAGTTCTTTTAAAGTTTCCAAAGTAACGGCTGACTTTGATGTCGGCGCAGAACACGTTAGAGAACATTTTATTGGAAAAATAGACTATCCCGATAAATGGCAGATAGGTTTAATTGTAGGCGGAAGTGGAACAGGAAAAAGCACTATCGCTAAAGAGTTGTATAACGAAGCGTTAGAAGATGACTTTGTTTATCCTGATAAACCTGTTATAGATTGCATACCATGCCACAATGTTGAAGAATTACAAAAAATGTTCTATGCGGTTGGGTTTGGGAGTGTTCCTTCTTGGCTCAAGCCTTATCATGTTTTATCAAATGGCGAAAAAATGCGTGTTGATTTAGCTAGGCGAATATTAACAAAAGAGTTTATCGTTTTTGATGAGTTTACTAGTGTTGTTGATAGACAAGTCGCTAAAATAATTTGTATAGCGTTAAAAAAAGCTTTAAAAAGATATCCTGACAAGAAATTTATCGCAGTTGGTTGTCATCATGATGTAATTGAGTTTTTACAACCAGATTGGTGTTTTAATACAGATGATATGCAACAGGTTTTTCGATTCCCCCACGAAGCAAACAAGAATTCACAGTCAGAAGATGCTCAATTGCCGAGTGGGGAAAATTTAGACGTTATCATTATCTAAATGGAGATATAGTTAGAGCCGCACGTTGTTTTGGGCTATATGATGATGATAAAATAATAGGATTTATTGGGGTAATACACTTTCCACATCCTAAAAATAAAAAAATCAAAAGAGTTACTAGGTTGGTTATTTTACCTGATTATCAAGGTGTAGGATTAGGTACTAGATTTTTAAAATCAGTAGCTGAAATATATTCTTGTCAAGGGTTTGACTTTCGGATTGTCACGAGCGCTAAAAATCTTATTAATGCGTTAAATAGAAATACTAATTGGAAATTGAAAAGTTACGATAAAGGAAATACTCCAACGGGAAATTCTTCGATTAAACAACTTGCAAAAACAACTAGAAAAAACGTTAAAATAGCTAGCTTTCTTTTTGTAAGAAAAAATTAACTCCTCTCTTGAACCGTTCAAATCTGTTCCTTATAATAAAATAAAAAGGAATGAGAAATAATGAATAAAATAGAGGCTATAATTTCAATCAAACCTCAATTTGTAGATGAGATAATGAAAGGTAACAAGCGTTTTGAATTTAGAAAATCTTTTTTAAAAAGTATTCCTGATAGATGTTACATTTACTC